ATGTAAAGCAATATCTATGATCTGTTCTTGTTCTATCATAGTTATAATTTTACTTGTTAAACTTATTTCCTGTTGAATGAAAAGCATCTTCACCTGAAGTTCTTTTAGTTGCTGATTATAGAACTCTAGTTCTTGTTGTTTTCTTGCTCGCATATCGAGCAAATCTGATATCATTAGTATTTCGCTCATATTACTATTTATAAGATAAAAAAAGAGGCACCGAAGTGCCTCTTTAAAATTAGTGTCTTTTTATGGTTTTTATATAGACACTTTTGTATTACATTAGGTTTGCAATCTTGAATGCTCTGTAGTAAACATTTGACAATGCTGTAAGAGCGCCAAGACCTTGTGCTGTACCTTCTGCAAATGGGTTGGCAACGAGACCGTAACGAGTCTTGAAACCAATCTTTGGTTGGAAAGTACCTGTATCAACTGCACGAACCATTTGCAATGGAACATATGGGCAGTAGAACATACCAGCATCATAGGCATTAGAACCTTTGTAACCAACAACTGCAAACTCTTTAGAAGAAGAAACTGGAGCATATGGATCAATGTAAACTTTGATACGGCCAAACATTGTACCAGCAAATGTGTTACCAGTGTCATCAACTGTCAAATTAACTTGACCTTGAAGAGCAGATTGATAGTCGAGAAGACCAGCCATTGCAAATGCAGAAGCGACATCAGAAGAACAAATCATGATGTTACCTTTACCTCTACGAGTCTGCTTAGCAATTGTGTTTGCTTCTCTTTCGATTTGGAAAGCAAGACCTTTGATCTTTTCAACCATCCAACGACCATTTGAGTCAGTGTCAAGGTCAAATTGACCAGCAGCAGTAGTACCTACTTGGCAACCTGTCTTAGCAATACCGTAAATTGTACGAACAACTTCACGGTTGATTTCAGCAAGAATCTCAGAAGAGAGAATGTTTGCAAGTTCTGTTTCAGCGTCAAGACCATGAACTGCCTTAAGGTCTTGTGCGAGTTCCATAGAGTACTCAGCCTTAAGAGCACGGGTCTTAGCAGTAACAGTAACCTTCTCAATAGAGAAAGCCATTTCATTGAAGTCTGGGTTTGTACCATCTCCAAGACCTTCTGCAACACCAGTAGCAAGTGCGCCACCTGCACCAGCATTACCAACGAATGTGTTTGCAGTAGCATTGCCAACACCTAATGCTGTTTGTGCGCCTGTACCAGAGAATGCTGTATTTGCTTCATTGTAGAAAGCTTCAGCAGCACCAGCGGTAACATTCTGTGAAGAATATGTAGAACGCATTGCGAAAATAAGTCCTGTTGGACCTGTCATTGGCTGAACACCGCAAACGTCATATGCAATAAGGTTTGGTAATGAACGGCGAACGAGAGAAATAAGAATTGGGTCAAAACCGGCAACTGGACCACCTGCAGCAGAACCGCCTGTGAAACCACCTGTACCTGCTACGACAGTTGGTGCCTCTTGTAGAATTTGACCAGATTTTTGCATTTCAACTGCTTGATTCTCAAGAATAACAGCTGTAACTGCTTTACGATATGGATCGGAAATTTTTGGAAGTTCTGGGTGGTCAAGTACACCTGCCCATTTTTCTTGTAGTTGTTCGGAAAGATACATTTATTAACTCCTTAGTTATTGAATTTTTGTTTTGGAAATTGCTTGAGATACTGCGGCAACAAAAGGATCAGCAATCACTTTCTTCTCGCCAGTATCTTCTACCTGCTCATGAAGTTGTTGGGCATCTGCTTTTTTAACACCAGATGGGAAATAGTTCTCACGGATTGTCTCAACTTTTTCTTTGTACTCTTCCTCTGTGGAAAAGTCTACACTCTCTGCGAGTGATTTGATTTTTTCAAATTGAGTTGTTGTAAGACCTTCACATACTTCACGGGTAACTTCTAACTTGCGTGACTCAACAATAGCCTTTGCAAATTGAATGTTCTGTTCAATCTCTTCGTTAAGTTTGCTTTCAAGTTCTTCAACTTTACCAGCAAGTTCATCAACGAGATCAACCTTTTCGGCAGGTACATCGATATAATGTTCTGCAAATAGATTACGAAGACCAGCAATAAATTCTTCAGAGAGTTCTGCACGAAGACCTGATTCAATTGCCAATTCGTTTTCATTCATCCATTGTTCAACGACATAGTTGAGATAGTCGTCAACTTTTTCTGTTAGTTCGTTTTTGATGCTCTCTACTGCTTCTTCAAGCATAGAAGCATAATGACCTTCTAATTCTTCTTGAATCTGAAGAACTCTGTCATTAACACGAGCTTCAAAAATTGTAGAAACTTTTGATCTGAAATCTTCAGAGATTGTTTCGTCAGCAAAGATTGCATCTACATCTTCTTTGATAGAGTTTTGAAACTCTTCTTCAGAATCAATCATCTCTTCATCTTCGGCAGACTCATCTTCTTCTTTGTTCATACGAAGTTGTGTGTCTGGAGATGCATCAGATGGTTTTGTTGTTGGTGCAGTTGCACTCTTAGCAGCCTTTGTTGTATGAATCTTGTTAGACTCATCATCAGGTTTGCTATTCTGTGGAGTTGGACCGCCAAGGTCTACAACTTCACCTTCTAATTTTTGTGGAGGCATGCCTGTAGCTTTACTCTTGCTTCCTGCAAGAATTTCTGCTGCCGCTTCCATTAGTTGATTTGTTGCCATTAGGATTCTCCTTATGATTTCTTATTTATAAATTTAAAGTTTTCTGAGGTAATTTTCAAACAGTTTTAGAGCAACTTCTTCGATTTGTTTCTTAGAAGCTCTCTGTATGGTTTTTTTTGCACGGTCATGGTCTGCCTCAACAAATTTACCATCAATCATCATCCATTCTTTATTTTCCATAATGCCATTAACGAAAGCACCAGGTGCAGATGGATCAGCCACAATATCAGCAGCGGTTGCAAGTCTAAGGTCATCTTGTACCAAATTATAACCTTCTTTAGTTTGAACAAGAGAACCTAGTGCTCTGGATGAAACACCAACTCTTACATCGTTGTCAATAAAGTTTTTGACAATTTGACCATATGGTGTTTCAAGTATGAGTGCTTTACCAACAAATGTATTACCATTTTCGGTAAGTGATAGAATTTTGTGAGAGACTCTTTCTAGATTGAGTGATGGTGTATCTGGGTGACCAAGTTCACCTAATGCACGACCTTCTTTGATGTATTCATCTGTGTAACGAGCAACTTCATTACGCAATGTATCCATTTTGTACATACGATTGTTCTTGTTGACTGCATCACCAACAAGAAATGTACCTTCAATGTAAAGTTTTTTCTTACCATCTTCTGCTTCTTCGGTAAGATACTTTACATTCTCTACTGTTTCTCTAATTAGTTTCATTTTACATACCTTCTATTGGTGTTGTATAAGTGGCCTGTTTGGTAACTTCTAATACAACAGAACCACTTGTTGTAACAGTGATTGCAATATCTGATGTTGCGTTGTTTGCAATTGAGTGACCTGAATCAGATAAACGCATATCACCAGAACCGTGTAATGTTAAAATTGGTTGTGCGTTACGAACGATAGTAATTGTACCGTTTGTTGACCATATAACTCTTTTGATTGAAGCTGATGTAACAACTTCATTGGCATTTACTGCCAAGTTTGCAACAGGTACAGTTGCAGCACCATCAACCACACGAATGATTGATGTTGATCTTAATGCATTTGTAATTTCGTATGCCATTTATCTTAATCCCATTGATGCACGCCTACGCATTGACATCTTTCTCTTGAACAATGTTCGGCGAAGTTTAGCTCTTCTAGTTGTTTTCCAAGACCTCTTTAAGAGTCTTGCTTTTCTTAATCTTGCAATTGCAGGTATTCTTTTTACTGTACTGCCTGAAATTCTATAACCTTTAATGCCAGATCGTCTGACATTTTTTTGTATTACTATTTTACCTTTTTTATTTCTTCTAATTCTACGACGAATCTTTTGAATACGACCCATACGAATGATGTTTGGGTTTCTTCTAACTGCTTCATCTAAAACTTCTTCTACTAATTCAAAGTTATCAGCAGCAACATATCTTTTTGCTTCTTCTAATCTCTTTGCAACAATACTATTTAACCTGCCAAATAATTCATCTTTCGCTTCAAGTAATTTATTTTCGGCAATTTTTTGTATGAAACTCATATTACTTTTTTACTTTACTAAATGCAAAATCTGCGGCCTTTGCCAAATGTGCAGGTGATTTATGAACCATATCTGCAAACTTCTTTTTGTTATCATCATTCAGTGCTTTATGAACTTGTGTAATTGCTGATGCGGTATAGTGATCAACTGATTGTGTTTGACCATTTCCAAACTTAACACTTTGTTTTTGTTTGGCTGCAACTATCTTATGTAGTTGATCCATTACACCTTCTTGTATTACTTCTTCTGCTTGTAATGGTGCATCTATTTTTGGACCGTAAGGTACAGAAAAGTATCTATCAATTTTTGGCGCATGATATAAAGCAATCTTTGTTTTGTTTGGATATAAACGAATTGCTTTACGGCGAAGAACTAAAACGAATGGTGGATCTTTTGGTAGATCAGGTGTTTCTTCATTGATCTGTTCTGTCTCAATAACTTCTTCTTTTTTAAGATAACCATTTACGTCTTCAATGTCAGGTGCATCTTTTGTCATAACGATGCGATGTGCTTTAACTTTTCTTTTACCGCCTTCTGGTGTAAGTTCAATCTTATAATCAGATGTGTCTAGTATACCTTCTTCTAA